AAGATCATTGACAGACCAATGGATCCGATAGCCATTGCTGCTGTGGAACCAAGAGTGAAACCAAATATGGACCCAGCCAGCAAACCGCCAGGCGCAAAAACAATCGCAGCAGCCACAAGCGCTACCCCCGCAATAATCTTCCCGACACCACCACGGCCAGCAGGTAATGGCGCGAGCACCATTCGCTTGCTCATTGGCCACAACAGCTGCTCTTCTTCTAAACCTTCGGAATGATCAGTGACAACGCGCCAGTCGATGCCCTTTTCGCCTGACTCAAGCAGGTATTGACGCAATGCCGGAATCTGGATGCACAACGCACGCATCGCTTCTGCTGGTGTCTTTACCGCAAGCTGGAATTTGCGCCCAAAACGGCGGCCAGCTTCACCCAGCAATCGAATCGTGACCATCAGCCTCCACGCCGCACCACCATGTACGTATTATCGCGGAAATAACTGCTGTAGGACATTACCCCAGACAGCCTGTCAAACAGATGTTGATAGATCTGGTTCGCTGCAGGATCCTCCACAACAGCAACGTGATTGCAGGTGTATTGGTTACGAATGCGGAAAAGCAGCACATCACCGCGCTCCAGTGGGGCAGTTTTGGGGATCTGGATAAAACCTTCGTTTGCGAAGTTGGCTTCAAAATGCGTAAAACCGCGCTGCTTCCACTCGCCCTCGTATTGGCGTTCATAGTCGCCCATCTCAACGCCCATTTGCTGTGAGTACCAATCGCGCACTGCCGCATAGCAGTCATAACCGCCGTACATCCAAGGGCGTTCCAGCAAACCAGCGGATTGGCGTGGGTCGTAATAGAAGATCTCGGTGCTGGCACAGTTCCACACCGCATAAGGGAGGTTCAGCGCTTTTGATGCGTTGACATCGGCGAAACTCAACGCTGCATAATCGTCATGGCTATGCCAGGAAGCCACCGCATCATCTAAATACTTTGCTGTGTCGGCGGCGCTGATTACGAATTGATCAGGCACTGTGGAGGTGTTGGCGCATTCGACCACCGTTCCATCGGCCAACACAAAACCGCAAGCCTCTGCGGGGTATGCGGCTTCGGCGTACTGGCGGATCTTCGCCTGCTGTGCTGCTGTAAGTGGATTGGAAAATGTGGACAGCATGATCAACCTTGAGAATCGACGAGGCCAGCGAAACCGCCGAATGGGATGCGGTCTCCTGCAGTGGTAGGGCTAAAGCGGATTGTCAACACAATGCCGTCTGCAATCGTGACAGAGGTCAAAACGCCTGTTGTTGCATTGACCGTGAAGTCCGTTGTCTCTTGGTAGTCGCCAACAATCACCACGTTGGTTGGGCTGATGTTGGTATAACCCAAAAACAGCGTGCCAGACGTGAAGGATTTCAGCACCTCGATGCGACCAAAACGAAGCTGGCAGCTGCTTAGCCGTTTGCCGCAAACGTCATTGTCAATGCTCGCCACCGATTGATCGTCAGCGTTGAAATAACGGTTGCCGTCATAGTGACAGCCGATGTCGCTGCGGTAGATCCACTGGCATTGTTCCCGTAGCAACCTGCGGCCTGGCAATGCCCTGCCTTCAAGGTCAAATGGGACAGCAAGCTGGAACGATACGGCAAGCTTGGTTTCGTTGCTTTTCTGTTCAACGATCCATTCATCTGGACCCCAATAGGCGTCGGGATCTGCACCCGGTAGACCGTCAAGGTACGTACTAAGTGTGCGGATACGTTGAACGGATGCACCAACCAAGTCGTCATACGTATTGGTCAGCGCTGTGATGGCCAAACCGACGTTGGCGAACGTAAGGGTGGGACGTGCCAGCTGGCCCTTGGTGTTTAACTCGAAGCCGTTTGCCTCTAGTGGCAATGCGGTGTAGGTGTTGCCTTGATAAACGATGTCTGTGCCGTTGACTTGGGTCCAGTTGCAAAAGCGATAGATAGCCTGCTCGGTCGAACCAGCTGGGAGCAGCGTGGTGATGTCGAGCGTGAACAGGTCGATAACCTGCGGTAGCTGTGTTTTAAGAGTTTCGGCGTTGGGAGGTGTCTGGGTCATACGTACACCTGGCGCAGTTCAAAGCTAAGACTTGCGTAACCGGGGACGGTGCGGGTAATAGTCCAGCCATCCGCAAGTAGAAATGTCTTTGGGTCGAGCGTTAGGGTGACTTCAACCACTGTTCCGTTGGGGATGCTCACGGATGTGATAAGACCGCTGGCCAAGTTGACGGTGTAATCAGCTGGGCGGGTATAACCGGCGAGACTTATCGAGGTGATGTTCGTGTAGCCAAGATCTAACTCGCCAGCAGTGATTGGACGGGCGAATGATTTTTGGCTGTTTGGTGGAGTCCATGTAAGTGCTTGGCCTTTTTGGGAAAGCAAGTAACTTTCGATGGAGTAGATCTCCTCGATGGGGAGTACGACTGTCTGACAGTTCCAGGTTTCGATGTCGCGGTTTAGGCCGTCGCTGAGGATTTGGCTGTAGCCGTCACCAAACTGGGCGCGTTGGATTCGCTGTGTCTTTTTCTCGCTCGTTGAGAACGCAAGCGGGATGTCGTCAAAGGCGATGTAACGCATCAGAGCATTCCTCCACTACGGCGCTCGTTTGCCAGGGTCGAGAGGACAATGCCTTGAACTTGCCCAGCAATCTGTTTTTGGGCTTTCGGGCTCAAGCTTTCGCCTGTGTTCTCTACTGTAATGTTAATCGTCTCAACCTTCACGCCACCGCCGCCAAGGGCGTGGTTTGGAACAATCGTTCCAGAGGATTTAGGGACGAACAGTTCTGGCCCGCGCTCGCCAACAATGGATGGGCGTCCCACCGGGGGGTTTCCGCCGTCTGCAAATCCTGCAAAAACGTTGCCCCCGATGCTTTCTAGATTGCCAAAACCCGTGAGGTTGAAGTCGCTTGCTCGGGTGCCGATAGCTGGGGATTGCCCCAGGGCAAACGCACGGGCGATGCCGATTGCGATGTACTGGGCAATCATTTGCTGAGCTGTCTTCATGAGCATCTCAGCCAAATTCCTCAGGAAGTCGGCAAATACCTCTTCAACACTCTTGGTTCCAGTCACCATGTCTAGGAAGCCGGTCGTGACAAGCTCGCTGGTAAGTTGAGCGGCTTGACCGATTTCTTTGTACTTCTCTAGGACACGTGCCAGGGCAACTTCTTGCTTGACGATCGCATTAAGCTCTGCGCCCGTGGAGAAGTCCATAAGTTTTTCTGGGGCTCCATACATTCCGTAGGGTTGGGTACGATCAACAAGCGCTAGTGGGTCAAACCCGGCGGCTGCGCGTAAGTCGGCAATTTGCTGCTCAGCGCGTACACGTTCTTGGACAAGTGCGTTCTCTTTTGCCGCTAGTTCAGCAGACTTAATGACTTTGGCCAAGCGGGCGTCATAAAGTTGGTTGATAAAGGTCTCGTCTTCTTTTACCTTGCTTTTATTTAAGGCGTCTTGTCGTGCGAACTCTAAAAATTTGATTTCAGTATCACGGCGTATAAGAAGTGCCTGTTCTTCACGTTGTAAAATATCCAGACGATCAAGTCCTACGCGAGCTATCTGCTCATCAACATTGAAAAGATTTAAGCGCTCTCTCAAAATGTCGCGCTGAAGAGACAGTGCTCTACTCTCTGGGGGTTTAGTTCCTCTGCCGCGACCAGTTGGCTTATTAATACGGTTCTGAAGAGCTGCAAGTTCTTTTTGGTATTTAACTTGTAAGCCTTGCAGCTTTGCAGTAATTACAAGAAAATCTGCTTCGTCACTTCTTAGTTGGTTGATTAGCTTTTGTTGTTCTATTGTGTACTGTAGTTTTAAATTTATTTCTAGTTGTTTTTGGACGGATTTATCCTTTATATCAGCGCCTAAACGTTCTACTTCGAGTAAACCTTCTTCAAGAGCTATCTGCATATTAGCTATTTGTATAGAATCGCGGTCAATCTGTACAGAGACTTTTTTAGCTTCTACCTCAGCCTCTACCAATCTCAGAATTTTATCTTGAGCAGCAACCCTCTCCTCAATAGAGCTGGCGTCATCTAATTCCCGAATAGCACTCTGAATTTGTGGGTCAGTTGATTTACGGGCGGCAGCAATAGCCTCGCCTCGCTTCTTTAACTCAACTTCAGCCCGAGGAACAAGCAATGTATTAAATACATCAGCCATAAAAGCTTTAAACTTTGTAAGAAATACTTCAAAGTCATTAGATAAATCCTGTGTTGTCTGAGAAAACTCTTTTAAAGCTTCTACACCTCTCTGGCCTACTACTTTCTCTAATTCTTTCGTGGCTAAACTGAGCGCTCCAGCGGCGTCACCTGTTTTCTCCAGATCGAGGATAAGTTTTTCTAACTTAGAGCCGCTAAGGCCGGATGCTTTTGTAATTGCGCTTATATCTGCCGTTAAGGGGTTCAGTGCTGCCCCAAGTTCTTTGGCGCCTTCGATTAATGCGTCAAAAGATGTACCAAGTGCCGTACCAACCAGCGAGAGTCCAAAGCCAAATTGACCGCCCACCAAACCGCCAGCCGCGCCACCTGCGCCACCGCCGACTGCAGCGCCTACACCCTGCCCGAAGAGGAGTGGAAACGCGCCACCGATGATGCCACTACCAAGGGCTTCTTTGCGCGACCTGGCGCGTTCTTTCGCTATAGCACGTGTCTCTTGACGTTCACGTTGGCGGAAACGCAGAACACGTCGGGCTCTGTCTATGCGTTGATCTTCGGCTT